GCTAGGTCTACAGCAGACTCAATCTTCTCTGGTTTTATTCCTGAGTCGATGAGTTCTTGGGCCGTACCATCAACGACAAACTGATGCTTCCATCTGACTCCATCTGCAAGGTAGCGCCTGCGGTATGCCACGGCGTAGATTGGCTCCACGCCACTGGTTGTTCCCGCGAGAATGCTAATTGTCCCTGTCGGAGCGATTGCTCGGTAGCCTTTAGGACGGTTGAGAAAAAGTCTGTCGCAATGAGCGTCAGCGGATCGTTTGCTTTCTCGTTCATAAGTTTTCATCCATTGTTTAAGTTCATCTACCATCTCGTACTTATGCCCACGTTTGAGTAACCATTCGTGCATACCCATAAGTCCAAGCCCTATACGACTGTTCTTCTGTCTTACCTCTTCCACTTTCTCGTAAGGTAGTTGCGCCCTGATAAGTCCACATACCAAGAACTTACTCGCAAGCCCAACCACTTCACGGAATTCCTCAATAGAATCAATGTTTGCAAGGTTGACAGAGCCAAGATTACAGACATCACTGTCATCTTCACTCGTAATTTCCGTACAAGCATTTCTAAGTGTTTCATTTTCTTTTTCTCCAAAGTTAAAACTAAATCCCGGTTCACCTGTCATCATAGCCTGACGCACATTCTTAACAAAGATGGGATCAGAACCCCGCGCATCAGTATTTAGCCATGCATCGTCATAGTTTAGACTGACGTTCATCATATCCAATGGTGCAGGGAAGTTAAAGTCTGCCTGTTTCAAATCAGACAGGGTGGTATCCCCGGCCTTCATATCATGCCAGTTCTTAGCCGATAAAAGATTGGACGCATCCTCATGTTGCCAGTTCATACAGCCATACAGGGCAGACCTCCGACTGCCACCCTGCATGACATTCCTGCCGACCTCGTTCAAGGTGTGCAGAAGGGGGATGGGGCCGGAGGCAACCCCACCTGTGCGTTTAAGTTGTCTGCCTGACGGCCTTGCGATGGAAACATCTACTCCAATGCCCCCACCCGTCATTAAGCATGACATCGCTCTCTGCGTCACACTAGCCCACTCTTCTCTGGTATCCTCTTCCAACCTCAGCAAGTAACAGTTGTTATAGAACCGCGCCTCTCTCCCTGCGTACCACAGGTATCGTCCACCGGGCATAAACTTAAAGTCAGATATGTACTGAACCAGTTGATCTTGGTCAGACTTGGACATCAAGTTATTCTTTTTACCATCGTATGTCCCGCAGACATTGTTGACTACGGTGTGTGCTTTGTCCTCCCACGTTTCATAAGGGTTGCTTGCGTACTTCTGCTTAAAAATAGTTTCGCCTAGTTCAGTTCTAAATTTCATTGTATCTATATGCTCCACATACGTTGTTTTCCCAATCCCAAGACGGCCCAACCTTCGGCATCGCGGCGTTCTCTTTTTCTCTTTCGTAATGCCAAGCCTTGTTTGAGAACTCTCTGAAGGTGGAGTAGAACACATCCCCCTCACATTCAGCAAACTCTTGGGCAAACTTCACCGCCTGTTCAGCCAAGTCACGCCTTGCTTGATCCAACTGCAACTGATCGTACTGCTTCTCCTTCTTGTTCTTAGAGCGAATCTTCATAGTCTTTTCTCCATTTTTCTATGTCTTTGTTATGACGTTGTGCCATCAGTTTATCGTAGCCCTCCGGCGTAGCCCAATCTGCTGGTTGACGGTTTGAATCAAAGGCGGAAGGGTAGTAGAGATAGCGTCCAATTCCCCAAAGGACTCCGGCTCTCTTCAAGGCATCGCTAATGCCCCCTTTGTCGCCTTCAATGTCAGTATCACCCGCGCCGTCAGACTTAGTAACCCACTGACCGTCAATCCTGCAAGCCAACTTACAGATCATACGACCACCTACACTATCGTAATGCGCTTGCCAACCGCCAACACCAAACACCTCATCCAGTCGGTTCATTACATCCCGCGCATCAATGTACACCAAGTCTTTACCACCCTTGTAACCTTTGCGCCACTTGTGATTGGCAAAGGGTTTCTTCAACGCTATCTCTACATATTTCATATTATTCCTCGTTTTTAACTAAAGTTTCGTGATATCCACCATCGTCATCATACCACCCATGATACACATTGTCAACAACTTTCTGGCGGTGAATGATAAATGGTTCATCTTTGGTTCCATTACCCTCGACCCGTTCTCCGCTAAAGGTGCGGTATTTTATTGGGGAAAAGAACTCATCCATAAATCCCCGGTCAAAGGGGTGTACTGTCATCTTCATTTAAAACTCCTATAAAATGTTCAGCATCTACGACTGCCAAAGGTTTTTGCCTATTGCGTTTAATGATAAGCAAGGGTTCGTAGCCCCCTGCGTTTGCTTCTGCCTGTTTCCAAGCCTCCCACAAATTTAATTTCTCCACGTTCTTGCACTCTATACTGTAGGGGAAGATTGCTCTGGCCTTTGGGGAGAGCATAACATCCTCGCCCCCGGCTCCCATACTGCGTGAGTGTACATCATCTGGCTCCAGATCAAATGCTTTAATTAAGAGCGACCTGACCCACTGCTGAAGCCTTCTGCCCTTGGACTTTGCGGATGATGTTTTCATTTATTCCCTCTGTTAGTGCTACCCTATCCAACTCCCCCATCACGCCACCCTTGGGTGGGGTCTTGAGTATGGCCTTGGGCAGTTGCCCATCATGGTAATAGTTCATTGAGGCTAAGTCAAGTTTCAAATCCAACTCCATTTCAGCCCCGTCAAAATGCCTTGCTTTACAAAGACTTAGGTATGCGTCAATCTCTGGGTCATCATGCACCCTGCCCAGAATGATTACGTTGTCTGCCCTGTTGGTGATATCAGCAGACCCCGCGACACTCCATTTGTCTAGCCTGTCCTTGATCGACTGGCCCTTCCTAGCGTGGGCCACAAGTATAACGTGTACCCCTAACTGTCTGGCTGTATTGGCAAGACCCTGCACCACCTGTTTCTGACCGTTCCAATCATCACTGTTCATATTCATGGTCATCAGGGAGTCTACTAGAAATACATCAATACCCAGTTTGTCGTAGGCGTACCGCATAACAGACAGCAGGACACGCGGATTGACTGTGCCGTGTTGGTCATAGAACCATAGTTTGTCATTGCTCCACTTGGTAAACTGCAACCCCGCTTCCATGTCTGGTTTGTTTTGCAGTGATGCCTGTCGCCACATTCTAGCCAACTGCGCTTTAGGACTCATCTCAAGCGATACTGACAGGCACTTATGCCCCTGCTCCATAGCAGACAGTAAACACTGAGAGGCAAGCAGGGATTTCCCCGCGCCATTAATCCCTGCAAGGATTGTCAATTCTTCCCCGCGCAGTCTGAACTTGTCATCAAACTGTCTGAATGGGAGTTTAACCCCCTGCAATTGCTCTTCATTGAAGAAGAAGTCAAAGACTTCACTGGTAAAATCATTAGACGGCCTGACCTTACGCTCAACTGATCCAACACTATCGTACCGCTTTAATTCTTTTTCTGTGATTTCCATATTCTTTTGCCGTATATCCAGTTGCCACCGTGTCGGTAGTATTGATCGAATGATTTGAGTTTGGTGCTGTAAAACTTGCTCCAATCCATTCCCTTGATCCTGACTTTGTTTGAAGTCTCCACCCGCATGGGGTTGTTATGGTCATTGTCTAGGAATTTTTGAGGTATTCTACCAGTCATATTCTGGACACGCAAGTATATTTTCCACGCCTCTATCATCATCTTGTTTGTTGTTCTGCGGGAGCGGGATAAAATGTCAAGACATTTCACCGCGCTCTTCATCATTGTTTCAGATTCCACATCCCCTTGGTGGCGTACAGTTGCCACCATTCTTTTGGGGATGTTTCTGAGAATCCGTAATGCTCTTTTTTCAATCATTACATCTCGGAATATGTGCCAGAGTAGGGGTTGGGTTCTATCTCTTCATACTGAGGTTCCCATTGCCTACGTTTGTCATCCTCTTCTGACACGGCCTCATCGTATTCCTGCAACGTCCATGTGCTGAGGTCTGACAGTTTAGACAAAGCCTCCGGGGTAAGAATAACGCCATGCCCATCCAACTCAAGCACGATACTGTTATCTCCCCCAAGATAAACATCAACGTCGCTCACCTCCAGATCATCAAAGAACTTGTCAACCTCCTGACGCACCCGCTCATTGACCGCCTCATCAAAATCCTCAGCAAAAGACTGTGATTTGGAAAAGGCGTTAAAATCTCTCTCAACTGGGTCTAGCATGTTATTCTCCGTAGTTGTCACCGGCATAGTCTACCAGTGAATCGAATGGTATCTCTTTTTCCAGTAAATCCCAAACCTTCTCTATGGTTGATTCTGGGAGGTATTTCCACATTCCCTTGGTTGAGTAATTCATTAAATCCCATTTTACATCATCAAAGTTTTCTTTAGTTAGCATTTTCTTTTTCCTCTAGTTGATCCATCGTTTGATTCATCAGCGTTAATACTGCCACCAATTCTCTCATGCCCTCTTCCAGTTTGTCAACCCTTTTCTCAAGATCAGACTTGAGGGTTGATTTTCTAGGGGTGTTATAGCCGTCTAGATTTGCACTCATTTTATTCTCCCAAATCGTCCATGTTTTCCCAATCTTCTGGCAACATGCCAGTGATCAGCATTTCCCTTTCATTTGGATACAGGTAGCGGAAAGCGTTCTGTACCAGTTTGCCATCAGCCCAATCTTTTGCATCTTCTCTTGGGTCAGTCGGTAATCCAAATCCCGCTACAAACTCTGTTGGTTTGCCTGTAAGGATATTCCTACAGTGAAATTTCCAACCATCCTCTTCTGAGTAGGTGATATTTTCAAGCGCTTTGTAGATCATTTTAAGCCCCCATTAAGAGTGATTTGAGGTCAGGTATAGACCACCCTGACATATAGGACAGTTCAGAAAGTGTCACCATAAGGTGCGAATCAAAGTAATCAATTACGTCTTGAGAATCCCACATTTTTCTTTCCTGTTTTGAGTGTGTAACCGAATGATACAGGATAGTTTCCGGTTTGTCAAGAACAATTTGCACATTTTTATCTAATTAATTTAAGTCATTGATATTAAAGGGATTATTCCTAATAGATAAAGTATTGACAGAAATACTCTTTTGAATTAAAATAAGTCATTGAGTGGTAGACTCTTTTAATTATGTGGCTCTTTTCCTGCCACCATCTACCATATAGGGAATAGGTTTGGGACGCGCTTGACTGACAACCCCGGCGCGATAACCGCATCCTGCAATCAAGACGTAAGCAGGGAGATGTATCAAATCAGGTTTAAGTGATGTAATTCCCGCAAGGGATCACCGCCCTCACATATGGCGTGTACTATATGTCCCTGATAGAATCCCAGCCTTAAGGTTATATCCTATCACATAGGGGGTTGTCCTGTATTGCGCCTAAATGATAACTGTTGCATAAATACAACAATGAGTAGCGATAAAACAACAAGAGCCAGACGGCGAAACCTAGTGCAGAAACATTCCCATGATAATTATAAGGGATATAGGCATAAACCAAAGACCGCCTATCAGCGCAATTCTAAGGCTGTCAGACGTGAGATAGACCTAACCCTAGGGGATGGTACTAGTAGGCCATAATCAGCCCGTACAGGCCAACTGAGAGCCTTGCAGGGCGTGTTATAGCGTTATCGTCCACGCATAAAAATCCCGCCCATTACAGGCGGGTCAATGGTAAGACCAGTTTTAAATTTAGTTACTTTACGGCTTCGACAATAACATTGGTTCCAGAATCCTTACGGTAGCATATCAGGCAATCCATACACTTTCGGCCAGTACAGTTTTGATTGATGGTGCTACCCTTCGACACGTTATTGAAAACCTTATGAAAACCCCTAGGGGTATCAATAACCTTATCAATGCGCGGGTTTGAGAATACCAGAATCAGGTTATCAGGTATTTCCCCGTCAAACTGGCGTACAATTGAGGCGCGTTTAGTCCACAATGCAAAGTTACAATGTGGGTTTTTCCGGGCAATATTAACGATGTTTTGGAAGTGTGCTGTATTAATTAATTCCCCGTGCCCATTAAATCTGAAATATGCCTGATTTATGATAGGCAATAAATCCCAATCTATCAGTTCAGACAGTAGCCTAGAATTATGCTGAAAGGCCGGTACGCATGATTTCCTATATGTGGATAACATTTTGTGCGAGTAGCATTTCCCACAGATAGTATCAGTTTCTTTCTGTCGGATGCAAAACTCGTTTGTTGTGGTGTCGGTATTGATTGCTCCCATGTTGTGCAGTTTACCGCTCATTTTGCTGATCTTGATTTGCTCAATCATTATTATTCCCCGGTTAAGTCTTCAATGGATTCTAAAGCATCATCGTCGAATAGTCCACCACTATGGGCGCGGTATTCTTCAACGGTCTTTTGTGGCTTTAAACGTGTGACAGTCAATCCGTTTTCGTCAATATAGATATAGTCGATTTCCATTATTTGATCCTTAAAAATGGTGATATTAAAAGAGCGCCTATAACGATTATACCCATTGCCAACATGGGCAAACCGAAAACAAGCCCCAGAATTTCCATTATTGTCTCTACCATGATTGTTTCCTATTGTTTTCCTACCCGAAAACCCCACATATAGCGGGGCGCTCAGGTTGATTGTAAAGGGTTGATTAATTCCAATAAAAGATCATCGGCGCATGGCCGGCGGGCTTTCTGAGGAAAGCAACGCTACATTCTAGCACAGGTTCGCCGGTTTCAACGTCCACGAATGTGTCATGCTTATAGGGGTTGTAGGTGGCCCGTCTGGCGTCTTTTAAATGATCCATATTCGGCCAGATAAAGAATGAATCTCGGATACCTGTTACCCTAGCGTGTACATTCTTACGCCCTGTTTCCCGAACCTTGCGTTGGCCTGCCTTAGCCACGTTAAACCGAACATCCCGCAGTAATACACTGTCAGAATGGAAACAGACTTTCCCGCTTTGCTGAACGCTGAACAGGCGCTTGTGAAGGTTGAAATAAACTTGTGATCTTTTCATGGTCTTGGTTCCTATGGTTTGTTTACCCGAAAACCCCGGCTATACCGGGGTTCTTAGGATGATTGTAAGGGCGGTTCAGTCGCCTATATCAGCGTATGATTCTTCGCCATTGTAGTAGATATCATCCCATTTATCCATCTGAGATTCTTTTTCACAATCGGCGTGGTAGTAGTTAAAATCTGAGGTCATACCGGCTTCTGGTGTGTCCTCAATGTATTCTTTACAGTATATGCATCTGGGCATGATTAAAGTCCTATTGATTGAGTAGTAAAGCGCATTATCCACACTATCGGCACAGTGTCAACACTTTTTTCAATTATTTTTCGCATGGTGTTTTGGTGCTGTGTTTGCACATTGTATCCCCTCACACTCACACCAGTTTAAACTACCGGTTCCGAACCCGACACTGTAATGACAGTCTAACCCGGCAACACGGTAACGGCGTAAAGTCTTGCTACTATCTATGGCAAAATAAAATCCGCCGATTCTGGTCTACTGCTCAACTGAACCCTGCTAGTCTAGCCTCCTTACATGTGCGCGTGGCGTGGGCGCGTTAGGCGACCCCCCGGCGACCCCTTTTTTTTCTAGCGCAATGGCGTTATATTGTATCCACTCACCATCAGGACATTTCACCCTTCATAAGAATTCTCTAATATGGCTGACAGAAAACTAAAATATGGTCTAATTGAAGATGCTTTAGGTGTAGGAGAATTAGGCTTGCAGATGGGTGGTGGTTTGTTGGGGGCATTGGTAGAACTACCCGGAGTAGCGTATGATACTTTGGCTGGGCGAGGCTCACCAGAGATGCAAGAGAAATATCCGGGGTTGGGTGAGAGGCAACAGTGGGATGTGACAAAGGATTTGGTGAACCTGCTGTCTTATGAGCCAAGAACCGAAGCGGGACAACATTATTCCCAAGCCGCGGGAGAAATCGGTGGGGTAATAGATGAGGGGTTGAGGGCCGCTTCAGGGGCTATACCAAATGCTTTGGATTTTGTTCCGGGTGAATGGCCTTATGCCTCCCATCTCCTTGACCAATCTTTATATGGAATAGCGTCAACAATTTCCCCCACAAAGGCTGTAAGAGGCTTAAAGGGGGCGGCTGAAAGGGGTATGGGCGGCATGGCGGGAGATTTGTATCTCGCCAGAATGAAGAGAGCAGAGGCAGAAGGAGAGGGCGGAGGCGGTCTTGATATCCCTTGGTATCAGGGAGGGAAGTATGCTCAAGTAGCGCAAATGCCTCTTGAGGTTGCCAAGTCGGCATTAACCAAAGTATTTGCCCCCAAAGCCGCGTATCTGTCTGAAACCTATGGTTTAGGCCCAATAACGGCAAAAGAGTTAGGAAGATTAGAAGGGGTTATGGATCAGTCCAAACTAAACTCTGCAAAATATTTAGAAGCCTTTAATACTAAATTAATACCAAGAATAGAGTATTACCAATCCCAAGGAATGACTAGGAGGGATGCAAGAAAAAGGGCGAACAAAGAGTTAAAGGTGGGGGAAGGAAAAGAACTTTGGGAGTCCAAAAAAGAAGCGGATAAGGTTATAAAAACCGCTTGGAATGAGTATTTCAACGAGATAGCCAAGGTGATGGCTACTGAACGTATGTATAGCCCAGATAGCAAAAGATTGAAAAATCTTGAGGAAGGCTTGTTACAACAAATATTCCCAACATCTAAGATAGCATCATTTGATGATGTATTAAAAAATCCACAACTCCTACCCATAGGTGGGGATATAGACTCTAAAGCGCTGGGTCATGTGGTTCCATTTATCGGAAATCATCTTGATGTAAAGGGTAAAAATATTCATTGGGTTACAAAACCTTTAGAGGGCGCTGAAGGAGCGGGAACAAGAGCATCTGCTATAGCAAGCCGACTTGACAAGGATGGCTTAAATACAAACGCTTACTATGCCGTCCATCAGGCATTTCCGCGAATAACCCTACCGCTAACTAAGGCAAAGATTTTAAAGGCTGTAGAAGAGATTGGTGGACATAACCTAAAGACGCTAGAAAAAACGCTAGTCGAAAAGGATGGGTACATAAGTTTCGGAACAACCTCCTTAACCCCTGATCGCTTACTGGCAACAATGAATCATAGATTTGTAATAGACCCCAATACTGGTTCGGGAGTCCTTGTAAACTACGACCACTATCAGTTGGGTGCTAACAGGATTTTAGACGCAGTTGCTAAACTTGGGCAAAAAAATAGATTTGTTGTTATGGATACAATGAATTTTAAATTAGCCAAAGATGCCCCAGAATCCCTAACTATAAGGCCAGTTCCAACGTCCAGACTAATGCCTGAAGGAAGGATGGATAGGGATGTTGTAATAGAGTCGATGAGGAAAAAATTAGATGATAGACCCTCTGACGCTTTTACGTTAGGCAGAGGCGCTGAAGCATTACATTCGTCAATACTACCCGCAATGGTATATGGAACAGATGAGAACTGAAAAACAAGAAACATTTATTGAGCAATACTGTCTGCATGGGAGTGCCGCTAAAGCCGCGCAGATTGCAGGGTATTCCCATCCGAAGCAAAGAGGGTATGAGTTAAAGAACCAGTTCTCTAAAGAGATAGAATCCCGTACACGCAAGATGATTCAAGACTGTGTGCCGGGAGCCTTATTGCAACTGAAATCTCTTTCAGAAGGCGCTGAGAGCGAATCTGTGCGACTTGGTGCTGTGAAGGATATACTGGACAGGGCTGGTCTTAAACCCACTGAGAAGATCAAACAGGAAGTGTCACACGTTGAAGAGAAATCAACGGAGGAATTACAACGAGAACTGGAAGCCCTTGTTGGCCCTCTTAACTGATGTCAATACAATCATGCACACTACCCAACGGAAAGAAGGGTTATAAATGGGGAAAATCTGGAAAATGCTATGCAAGTAGAGCATCCGCTGAAAAGCAAGCAAGAGCCGCCTATGCCAGTGGATATGGAAAAAGCGGTAGAAATAGCAAAAGAACTAAGAAAGCGTGAACGCTTTAACAAGATAGACTTCTACGATCCGTATCCGTATCAGCAGGAATTCCACGAAACAGGTGTAGGCGCAAACCAGCGCCTGTTAATGGCGGCTAACCGCATAGGTAAATCTTATTGTGGGGCCGCAGAAATGGCCTATCACCTTACAGGGCTGTATCCAAAATGGTGGAGGGGTAGGAGATTTAACAAACCCATCACAGCATGGGCTGGTGGTGTGTCAAACGAAACCACCAGAGACATTGTACAAGCAGAGTTATTGGGTTCTCCCGACGATCCAGAAGCCTTTGGCTCCGGCGCTGTTCCCAGAGAATGTATTATAAAAACTGAACGTAAGCCCGGTGTTCCAAACGCCAAGTCCGTAGCCCTCATACGGCATATTTCCGGCGAGAACTCTTCTTTATTCTTTAAAGCCTATGAAATGGGCGTAGACAAGTGGCAAGGTAGGTCAGTAGATGTGGTATGGTTGGATGAAGAACCGTCCAGAGAACTCTACTCACAGAGCGTCACGCGAACCCTAGACAGGAAAGGAATGGTCTATATGACATTTACCCCTGAATCCGGCATGACTGAAACAGTCGCCGCCTTTATGAACAACATAAAGAAGGGGCAGAGCCTGACTAACGCCACATGGGATCACGCCTCTGAAAACGTGAAGTCCATGAATGGGAAGAAAGGACATCTATCCGAAGAGGCGATGGAGCAGATTCTCTCCGCTTACTCTCCCCATGAGAGGGAGATGCGTAGATTCGGCAGACCGTCTATCGGCTCTGGCCTTATCTTTCCGCTAAACGAAGAAGATTTAATGATTGATCCAATAGAAATAGAGGATCATTGGCCCAGAATTGCGGCCATAGACTTTGGTTGGGATCACCCCACGGCTGTTGTCTGGTGCGCGATAGATAATGAAAGTGACACCTTTTACATATACGATTGCTATAGAGCATCAAAAGCAAGTCCAACGGTACACTCCGAGGTGATAAGGCAACGTCCTTATTTTATTCCGATAGCCTACC